TACTGAATGATATGCCTTGCATGTCGGCTGGTTGAACTGAGAAATTTGAATTGGCACTGGTTCTGTAGTATGCTCTAAATCTTCCCGATGGTATGTTAGAAAAGTTGCCATCTCCAAACACAAGATCCACTGCGTCATTGGTTTTAGTGACAACATTGTAGATGTCTCTAACATCTGCATTTAAACTGTTATAGATGACATTGTTACCACTGAGATCGGGTACCTTGGTCCAAAATTTTTCTATCTGTCCAAAATCATCTAACTCATACAACCACACATCGATGTTGTTGATGTTGTTAACATTGATAGATTGAACATAGTTGGTTGTGGGTTGAGTTATAGAAAATTCAAGATTGGCCAACGATCCTTGTTTCAGTAGAGCAAAAAATCCTGTGTTAGGACTAGAGTCACCTGCTCCATCATTTCTATAAACATAAGTGAATCCTGTGCCTGGCACTGGTGCTTGTTCATAGATAGATTCTGAATCGGATATTGTGGCTGGCACTATTTCAAAGTTTCTTGCTATTCCACTTATGCCTCTAGTGAATGTGAATACTGGTACGTCTGTATTAGTGGTATTCACCATATAAGTCTCTGTCTTAATTCCACCAATGTTGCCCGACTCTTTGGGTTTTCCAATTAATTGACCGGACACATTGGCTGCATTCAATATAGTAATAAATTGTTCTCTAGCGTTAGCATTGGTAGAATCATTCCACACAATTGTAACGTTGGCTAGACTGTTGCCACCGCTGTCTCGAACATCCTGGGTGGTAGACACTGATTGAAATTTTAAAAGTCCTGTGGCTGGAAGATTTCTTTTGGCATTGTAATTGATTAATCGTGCCAATCTCAGTATGCTGTTTCTTCTAGAAGCTGTTTCTAAAAAGTTTTCTCGAGCATTTAAATCCACTCGAAAACTCAAACTCTGAGCAATATACGCAATAAGATCTATCAGCGCAATGTATTCTGAACTCTCAACAAAATCATTGAAATCATCTGGATAATTTTCTCTAAGATAGGCAATCATGGTCCTTCTCAGTGTCTCAAAATCGTAGGATTTAAAATCAGCTTGTTGGAAACTGGTATAGATTTTGCGCCAATCTTCGGCTACAAGCAATCGGTTTTGTCTATCAGTAGTGGACATAGTTTAATACACGGATATTTATGGATATTATTAAGTGCGTAGATTAAGACAGGCGTAAAAGAGAGTTTTCGTCGAATGAGAATGTTAATTTCTCGGTAATATTGTAGGGTACATAGGTTATAGTGGCTTGTACAGCAATGCCTTTTTCAGTTTCGCTCACAGTGATATCAGATGAACTAATACGTGGATCAGCATTTAAATTTTGTGTAATGTCATCGGCTATGGCTTGTTTTAGAGCATTGGTCAAAGGTTCAAATATGCAATCATAGATTATAGTGCCAAATTCAGGATTTTCCACTCGCTCGCCTTTGCGTACACTCAATCTATTGATAAGATCCTGTTTGATTAATTCAAAATCGTACAATCTAAAATTGTTTTGATCGGCTCGTGAACTGAAACCTTTGAACACTTGTCTTAAGTTGCTATTGCTATTTTTATCTTCGTATGCCATAATCTACCACCCAAATCCTCCAAATCCAAAATCTGCTACTGTTAAAATATCAGCGCCATCACTGAAAGCAAATCCACCTTGTGCAAAACTCCATACATCTCCCACACTCGATGCCACAGATCCTAGCACGTTTTCAATTCCTCCTGACAGTACACTTGTTATATTAGTTAAAGAAGTAATCTCTCCTCCAATAATATTTCTAAATTGATCTGTCACAATACTTATGCCGGTGTTGATTGCTGCTGTGCCCAGTCCTTGTATCAATCCTTCTGGAGATAGATTGCTTAAATTTATACCAGATATTACATTGTTTCCGAATGCTCCCTGTCCAAATATATCTCCAACATTTTTGAATAGGTCTGGCAATCCTCCTCCAAATACTTGAGGATCTACAAAAGAGCTTACAGACATATCATTTGCGAGAGCATACGTGTCTATACCATCTCCTCGGAAAAAGTCTTTAACTGCAGATACATTACTATTAGAAAATACAGTGTTGGCTACACTGTTAACTCCGCTACTGATCGCATTATTGATCACATTTCCAACAGTGGCGTTTACTGCATTTTGTGCTGTGGCAGCAAGATTGCCAACAACATTGCCTCCTGGCAAATTATTAATAACTTTACCCATGTCTCCAAGTGTATACAATGTGCCAGCTTGATTCACAAATATTTGATCTTTGAATAGATTGCCTACTTCTCCTCCTGCAATGCCTGTGATTCTATTAATAACTTGATTCGAAACATCACTGATTCCTGGCAGTAATGGTCTGATAGCCAGTGGTCCTGAGTCTGATAAGTTGAAAATACTTGAATAGTTTTGTGTAAAATCAGCAGTGGCTTTCTGTATAGCCGCAACATCTGTGGTACCTGGAACCGTGTTCTTAATATATTTTTCTAAGTCGGCTTGATATTGTCCTAATCTTACCGTAGGTACTGTGCTGGTTCTATTTCTTTGTTCTGCATATCCAAGAGTGCCTGGCACATTGGCATCTTCTCTCTTACCAGATGCTGAAAACGCTTTAAAATTGTCATAGTGCCATAGGAATGGTTCATGTGTTGGCACTCGCATGCCTGACATGCCTGGTATGCTTCTGTCTTGTTTCATCACTCCAACTGATCCTTTGAGAATAGGAGTAACATCGGGAACTTGAACTTCTCCAGTTCCTGTGCCATATGGTTGATTGAAAGCAGTTCTTTGCAAAGGTTGTACTAGATTTGGATCTGCAGGCATACTGTTAAAATGGACTTGACTGCCCACTAGGTGCACTTGTCCTGATGCTTGATGTATTTGTTGCCCACCTGCTGCTTGTGTGTAGATGCTCATACCGGTTCGCAGACTGTAGTATCCTTTGTCCACTGTCACATTCATTGCTCGGCTGGCTATTTGATTAATAATTGAACCATCAATGCTGACAAATCCTTTAATAGTTCTATCTAATGGATCTTCTCCTAGATGTTCGTTGGCTTTAATTTTAATATTCCTATTGGCGTACATATTAATATCACCTTCTGAGTGAAAGTTTATGTCTCCCCCAGATCTTATGTTATAACCTTTTTGAGCATAGATATCCACTGCACCATCGTTACTAAACTCCATCCATACAGTGCCTTTAGCATTGGCTAGGTACATCACTCCTGCTGTATCATGCATCAATAACTGATGACCAGAACTGGTCCTTAATCGTATCAATTGATTGTCTCCTACTGCATCTCCGTCATCCATTACAAAAGTGTGTCCAGCATTTCTTACCACTGGTATGTCTTCTAATGCATCTACCGGTCCTAATTTGGCTTTTCTTCTTTCAGGATCTACTCTTCCTGGTGTGCTGATTCCAAACACGGCGCTAGGGCTCTCTCTACGTGCAGAGCTAGTTGTAGTGCCTCTCACTGTGTCTTGGCTCAATCCCTGTTCTCTCAGAGTATTTGCGAATGGATGTATAGGTTTCCTTAATCTATCGGTGCCTCCTGCTCCTCCACTAAAATTATATAATTTCCTGTTTATTTCTCCGGCTGGCACTATATCTGTGCCATAAATTTCTCTTTTAAGATCTTGTGTGGTATCTTCTGATGATGTTTCTCCCACTGTGTCTTTCGATGCTGCTATGCCTGGAATCATGTGATTGGTTAAAGGATCCTGTACACAACCAAACCAAAAACCCTGAGAAATTTTGCCTTCTACAAATATAACCAGCACTCGACTGTCTATGTCTGGGGGCACCATCCACATTCCATAAGAATGAGCTCCATCTTCATATTTGGCTACGTCACCCGCTGTGCTGCCAGACAATGCATTGGTACTCTTAGCACCATAGAATGGCATAAGGTATTGCACATCATAGAGCTGCCCAGCAAACCCTTCGTTAACTCCTGATAGACTGGGTATCAGCACTCGTAATCCTCCCATTTTAGAAGGATCCACGTTGTCTTTCACTATGCCGATATAGGGGCCAGGATTGACCTCTGTGTAGGTAGAAGTTCTATTCTGTCTATTGGGTGTTGATGTATCGCCTGGCATTATGCTCCTCCACTTCCGAGTTGATTATCTGCCTGTGTTTTGGCATCAAGCTCTTGGTTGGTCAATGTGTATGTTCCACTCAAAGAATTTATCAGTTTCTCTTTAGCATCTGACAATATTTTTATATTTTCCACAACATTAATTTCTTTTCCTTGCTGGTCAAATCTAACTAGGGCTAGTGTTTGTGTAAATTTTCCTTGATCAAAATTACTTGTTACTTTAGTCACTCTGTACAATCCACTAAAAAATACATTCTCCATTGACTGAAAATCCATTACACCCTTCTTTTCATTTATATCTGTAGGAAATCTAAAATCTAAAGTGACGAATGCCTCTGCTTGATCATAATTAAAACATCCTAAATTTTTATCCCAATAAAGTCCTTTGTATCTTGGCACTTGCTCTGATACTTG